AGATCGAAGAGACGCTTGCTAACGATGTATGGAACGCCCGCCCAAGCCCGTTGTGTAAGTTCTGCCCGGTGACTGAGGATGTCTGTGAACACAGGTGACATATGACACGCAACTACCGAGTTGAGTACGACAACTACCAAGGCACCCCAGAGCAGAAACGCAAACGCGCTGAGCGCAACAAAGCGCGTCGCATGCTGACTAAGGAAGGCGCGGTGCGTAAGGGTGATGGTAAGGATGTTGACCATAAGACGCCGCTCGCCAAGGGCGGAGCTACTACGCGTGGCAATCTGAAGGCAGTAGCAAAAGGCACGAATCGAAGTTTTGCACGTACCCGCAGTGCAGGCATGAAGTAGTTGACAAGCGCATAACGCAAGCGTACTTTTGGGGTCCCAGGTATTCTCCTCCCTGGGTTCTCCTTTGTGGTGATGCTTGCGAGGTGGTACCCAATACCACCTCGCTTTTTTGGAGAACAAACGCCGAGTGCAGACCGCACCTCGGCTATTTAACATTTGGAGAACGTGTGCAGATCATCGACAACAAAGCACTACTCATCCGCACAAAGAAGGCGGACCAGATCATCAACCTCATACCAAAGAGCAAGCTCCTTAAGAAAGAAGGGGAGCTAGGAGAAGTCCTCGTACACTGGGGTTACGACGAGACCCGCATCCTGCGTAACTTGCGCATCAAGGATGTGCCGAACCCGATCCTAGGGCGATACAAGTGGCCCGGTGTGTACACACCGTTTGAGCATCAGCGCACCACGGCTGCGTTCTTGGCGTCGAACCCACGCTGTTTCTGTTTGAGCGAAGCAGGTACAGGCAAGACCAGTGCTGCAGCTTGGGCTGCGGACTACCTAATGCAAGTGGGGCAGATCAAGCGTGTGCTCATCGTGTGTCCGGTGTCAATCATGGACACTGCATGGCGATCAGATCTTTTCAAAACGGTTATGCACCGCAGTGTGGGGCTCGCCGTTGGGGCGCGTGAGAAACGTAAAGACGTGATCCGTGCGCAGTACGACTTTACCATCATCAACTTCGACGGCGTTAAGGTCGTGCGTGATGAGTTGTTTGATCAAGCCTACGATCTGATCGTCGTCGATGAAGCTACCGCCGTCAAAAGCGTATCCACGGATCGATGGAAAGCCTTGGCGCACATCGTGCACCCACACACGCGTTTATGGCTCATGACGGGGACACCTGCGGCGCAAGCCCCCACCGATGCCTATGGCCTCGCAAAGCTTGTGAACCCTCAAGGGGTACCTCGCTTCTTTGGTGCGTTCCGTGATCAGGTCATGCGTAAGGTCACGCAGTTTAAGTGGGCACCCAAAGCTTCTGCGTCAGAGACAGTTCATCGTGTGCTACAGCCTGCCATTCGGTTCACGAAGGAAGAGTGCTTAGATCTGCCTGATATGCTGTATGTAACCCGTGAGGTGCCACTGACGAAACAACAGCACAAGTATTACGAAGCGATTCGTAAGCAGATGGTTGCCACGGCTGCTGGGGAGCAGATCACCGCCGTTAATGCAGCCAGCATGCTGAATAAATTGTTACAAATTGCGCAAGGCGCGGTGTACACCACAGAGCGAGATGTGGTTGAGTTCGACGTGCGTAACCGTTTTGATGAGTTGCTCGATGTGGTGCATGGCACCACACACAAAGTTATTGTCTTCGTACCATTCAGGCACGTGCTAGAGCGCTTAGAGAACGACCTCGCTAAAGAGGGCGTATCCACCGTATCGATCCATGGTGGCACAGCGGCAAGCATCCGTGCGCAGTACATCAAACAGTTTCAAACTGAGCAGGCCCCCAAGGTCATATTGATCATCCCGCAGGCGGCAGCACATGGCATCACGCTAACCCGTGCAGACACTGTCGTGTGGTGGGGACCCGTTACGTCAGCAGAACTCTACTTACAAGGCAACGCCCGCGCACACCGAGCCGGACAACGTAATTCGGTTACTGTCGTACGCCTACAAGGGAGCCCCGTGGAGAAACGCATCTATGCGTTGCTGGATGGAAAGCTTGACATGCACCAAGCCCTGGTTCAGCTGTATGAGGAGGAAATAGCTTGACTTATGTAATGGACTGTGTAAAATGACAGACTCACTTAACAAAGGAGAAAATAATGGACGCCACAAAGCTGGTTTCGACGTACATCAAGATGCGCGACGCCAAGGATGCTCTAACGCGGGAGTACGACGCGAAGGTCAACGAGATCAAGGAGCAGATGGATGTCATCGAGCAGGCTCTACTGGAGATCTGCAAAACTACAAATCAAGATGGTGGCAAGACACCGTACGGTTCCTTTTCTCGTTCAGTCAAAACCCGGTACTGGACCAACGACTGGGATTCGATGTATTCGTTCATCAAGCAACACGACGCGATCCAGCTTCTGGAGCAACGCGTTCACCAATCCAACATGAAGCAGTTCCTGACCGAGAACCCCGGAGTTTTACCTCAGGGACTTAACACCGACTCACGGTATGCGATCACCATTCGCCGTGCAACCAAGTAGTACCCCAACCCTAGCTAAGGAGCTATGCAATGTCTGAAATGACTCTGTTCAAATCTGGTTCAGCCCTCCCCGACTATCTTCGTAACCAAGAGGACGACTTCACCAAGCGTCTCGCTGGGGGTTCGCAGGGTAAGTCTATATCCATCGATGGTGGTGTGTGGCGCATGATCGTGGGCGGCGAAGAGATCGCTAAGAACGAAGACCGTGCTATGAACTTCGTGGTGGTTAACGCAGCACCCAGCGTATCGCGGACGTTTTATGCAGCTAAGTACGTCAAGGGTCAAGCCTCTGTGCCGGATTGTTTCTCAGCAGACTCTAAGGCCCCGGACCCTTCTATCAAGAGCCCACAGTCCGCATCTTGTGCAACTTGCCCGCAAAACATCGAAGGTTCTGGCCAAGGCAATTCACGTGCATGCCGTTTCTTCTTAAACACTGCAGTTGTGCTTGAAGGTGATATGGGCGGCAACGTGTATCGTCTGCGTCTGCCCAGTAAGTCGTACTTCGGTAAGCAAGAAGGCGAGAAGCTGCCGTTCAAAGCCTACGCAAGTTTCTTGTCGGGGCACGGCATCCCAATGAGTGGTGTTGTGACTGAAGCTCGCTTTGATACGGGTGAGTCAGTGCCTATGCTAAAGTTCCGCGCTGTGCGTCCGTTGACCCGTGAGGAGTACGACCTCTCCAAAGCACAAGGTCAGTCTGAGGATGCCAAGCGTGCGATTGAAACTAAGTTCAACGCTGCCCCTGCACAGGGAACGCTACCTACACCGCAAGCTGAAGAGACTGAAGAGCCTGCGCCCGTCAAGCGCGATACCAAGAAACCTGAAGCGGCTAAGCCTCGTGATGTGGACGCCGTGCTAGCGCAGTGGGGGTCTGATGATGAATGACGCAAGGGGCTACTCATATGTTACGTATAAAGCGATTCGAGCCGCAGATCCTAAGAGTCTCGGTGTGCAGTTAGGATTGTTTTGTATTGAGCACAACATACCCGCTGCGCGGGTGGCAGACGACATCGGCGTATCTCGTCATTCTGTGTACTCATGGTTTACAGGTCGCTTCCGCCCTACCAAAAAGATGGAAGTCAAAATCATGGACCTGTTAAACAAGTACCGTGATGAGGCGGCGGGGCTTGCAAAGCCCGATGAAGTAGCCGTATAGTCTTGACCCCGGGGCTTGAGGGGGCTGATCCCTCCCTGACACAGCAGACCACGGGCTGCTGCCCCCGATCCCTTCCCGTGTGCCATATACCGTGGGGCATTGTGAATAAACAATTCTATGAAGCCGTATTGCCGCCCTCTGGTCCCTATTGTGTTGTTGGGATCTCAGACAACGCGGTCAAACAAACATTTCACCACACACTTGATGAGATTGAGGAGCGCAAAGAGGAACTTGTACGTGCAGGTACGAATGCGTACTTTGCATTAGCGTCGTTCAACGAAGATACAACGCGGTCTGCGGACAATGCTCGGGAACTACGGGCGTTCTTCGTTGATATCGATTGTGGTGAAGGCAAACCTTACCCAACGCAAGACGATGCCATCGAAACGCTGGCTGGGTTCTGCATACCGCTTGAGCTACCAACACCGCTGATTGTCTCCTCCGGGCGTGGCATACATGCCTACTGGCCGTTGATCGATCCTATACCCACTGCGCAGTGGCGAAAGCTTGCGATCCGGTTCAAGCAGCTATGTCTTACCCAGGGCTTGCACATCGATACAACCGTCACTGCAGACCCTGCTCGTATCCTGCGTTGCCCACAGTCTTACAACTACAAAGACATCCCACCGCGTGAAGTAAAAGTTTT